CGCGAAGCCGGAACGCGCTGTATATAATGGAGCCCGACGATGCCACAAGGAGATATGATATATGAACCGCGACGAGATTTTAGAAAAAGCTGGCCTTATAATTAACGGTGAGCGTGCCAAAGACTACGGTGATGCAAAAGAAAACTTTCAAAACATTGCGGACATGTGGTCAGTTTTTCTTGGACAACCCATTACGCGCCAGCAAGTTGCGGTTTGCATGATCTTAGTCAAAACTGCGCGTTTGATACACTCGGATAAAGAGGATTCTTGGTTAGATATCTGCGGCTATGCTGCTTTGGGAGGAGAAAAAAATGTTTAATTTAATTAAAAACTGGTTCCGGCGTTTGTTTGCAAAAAAGAAAGCAATCAAAAAAAGAAGAAAGCAACGAGAGAAAGCGCATTACGGCGCTCATTACTACCTTGGAGACTTATTAGATAATCTTGATTACACTTTCAAAGCTTTAAAAAACACGAAAAAAATAGACGCAGACAGTTACAAGCTTTTCAGTAAAATAGGTGTTTCTGTTTTTAATTCAGACTTTGAGACGGCTCAATATGAAAGCAGCGGATATTTTACGCCCGACAAAACGCCAGCTTTCGGTGCTGCGGCTTTTGGAAAACCAACAAAAAAAGAACAAGAAGAACATAAAGATGCTTTTTGGCTATCTGTTTTCACCTTCCGAAAAATAAAAAAAATGGTCAATGTGCAACCAAGTAACCATCAAACATATTCTATAAATTTATTTTACATATGTCCGAAAACAGATAGACAAATAAATGAAGAACTTTATGCGTCGGTAGATGATAAAGGAAACGTTACACCCTTAAAATATTGTAAACCAGTAGAAAGACGGGTCGGAAGAGGGCGAAAAGCTACATCCTTTGTAAGGATGGAGTGGGACTTCCCATATGTTTTAGGAATGGAATGCAGACGAAGAAATATCACAATAGAGGAAGCTATCACAAATTATTTTTGGAACGCTGTAAATTGTTCAATAGCGCAAGAAAGCGGTATTTCAATTCGTGTGAAAAAGGGACATGATGCTTTAACGTTTGCAATTGATATGGAAAGAACACCATACTTTTTTAATGATAGACAAAAAGTAGTCAATGAAAATGGAAACACAAAACCAATTTTTCATATTGTTAGGGGCCACTTTAGAAAAAACGGTGCTTTTATTAAAACTCACTTCAGAGGTTTACGAAAATTTAAATGGAATAACTATTCAGTCCTCATAGTTTTATCCGGTTTGCACTATCAATCGTATTTCAAATTAACAGAAAGTGCCGTGCTTACAGATAATGATCATGGTATTCCACCAGAGCAATTAGTTTCTAACGAAGCTTTGGGTTTGGCGTTAGAAAAGCATATTGAAACAGGCGCAGGAAAAGACGAGTTTAAAAAAATATTAGAGGAAAACAGGCAATGAAAAACCTTTGGAAAATTAAAGATGACGGAATGCATATCTATGAAGATGGCACAAGAGTTGCCTTTATAGAAACAGACCAATTTGTACATGTTCTGGCCGACATGGCGCAACATCTGCAACGGCAACAAGTAGAAAAAAACAAGATCGCATTTATGAGCAGTAGGCGAAAACAAAATGACTCTGACCATACGAACACCTGATCTTAATGCAGAGTGGGTGCCCCCAAGCGAACTACCCGATCTAACAGGCGCAGGAACAATAGCCATAGACGTCGAAACACGCGACCCGAACCTCAAAAAAAATGGCCCAGGATGGGCCATAGGTGATGGAGAAGTTATCGGTTATGCTCTGGCTACAGAAAACTGGATGGGATACATACCCATACGGCATGAAGGGGGAGGTAATCTCGACGAAAAAATAGTCAACCGTTGGCTCAAAAAAGTCTTTGCCACTGATGCCGATAAGGTGATGCACAATGCACAGTACGACGTAGGCTGGATCAGACGCATGGGCTTTGAAATCAACGGGCGCATAATCGACACAATGGTTATCGCCTCGCTGCTTGATGAAAACAAGTTCTCTTATTCGCTTAACTCTGTAGCTTATGAATACATAAATGTAGCTAAAAACGAGGGCCTTCTTCGAGAAAAAGCCGCTGAGTTTGGTTACGACCCAAAGTCAGAGATGTACAAAATACCCGCCATGTACGTCGGCCCGTATGCGCAAATGGATGCCAAAGTCACGCTTGACCTATGGACGCACTTCAAAGCTTTGATTACAGAGCAGGGCTTAGATAGTGTCGTGAAACTTGAATTAGACCTGTTGCCCTGTTTGGTTGATATGACATGGCGAGGTGTTCGCGTGAATATGGACCGCACAGAAAGAACTCGTGACTCCATACTCAAACAAGAACAAAAAGTTTTAAAAGAAATAAAAAGAACTGTCGGGTTTGACGTAGAAATCTGGGCAGCGCAGTCCGTAGCGAAAGCCTTTGATGCTTTAAGTATAAAATATCCAAAAACAGAAAAGGGCGCACCGTCCTTCCGTAAACAGTTCCTAGCAGAGCATCCAGATAAACTGCCCCAATTGATTGTACAAGCCCGTAACCTCAACAAAACGTCTGGCACGTTCATCAATACCATTCTTAAGCACTGTCGCTCCGACGGGCGTATACACTCCCACATAAACCAAATTAGAGGCGATAGCGGCGGTACAGTGTCGGGCCGCTTCTCTATGAACAATCCCAACCTACAACAAATTCCGGCTCGCGACCCAGAAATCGGCCCCATGATCCGCTCCCTGTTCCTTCCAGAAGAAGGCGAACAATGGGCCTCTATAGATTACTCCCAGCAAGAACCGCGGATCTTGGTTCACTATGCCCACGTATTTGGTCAAATGCGGGGCTCCCCGCTGCGCGGTGCCGAAGACTTCGTTGTGGCATACCGTGAAGACCCAAAAACTGACTTTCATACAATGGTCGCGGACATGGCCCAGATACCACGCAAACAGGCAAAGACAATCAACCTTGGCATGATGTATGGTATGGGCGTTGGCAAACTGTCCGACCAACTCGGCATAGAGCTAGAAGAAGCCAAAGGTATCGTCAAACAGTACCATGAACGCGTGCCGTTTGTTAAAGGCCTTATGACAGGCGTAATGAACCATCTTAATGATAAGGAGTCCGGCGGGTCAATCTACTCGCTTCTCGGACGACGGTGCCGATTTAACCTCTGGGAGCCAGATACCTTTGCCATGAATAAAGCCTTGCCTTACCGCGATGCCATCAATGAGTATGGCAGAACCGTGAGATTAAAGCGTGCTTATACATACAAGGCCCTCAATAGATTAATTCAAGCGTCTGCCGCAGATATGACCAAAAAGGCTATGGTCAACCTGTACAAATCAGGCAAGCTGCCCATGCTGCAAGTGCATGATGAACTTTGCATGTCCGTAAAATCAAAAAAAGAAGCGGAAGATATTGCCAAGATCATGCAGGATGCTGTACCCTTGGAAGTACCCAACTTGTGTGATGTGGAGGTCGGCCCAAGTTGGGGTGAAGCTATTTAGCTTTGGTAGAACTGCTCATACTACCATTTTTTGCCTCGACTCCACGAACTGCCCCGCTTCGGCGGGGTTTTTTTCTTGCCAACTCTTATATTGTCCTATATATTCCCAGAAAAACAAGGGTTTGCTATGGATACAAGTAAATGGAAAAGCGTTCTGGTGCCCATAGAAGTGTACCACGAGTTAAAAGCCGACGCCCAAAACAGTGGGCGCACAATTAGCGGCCAACTGCGCGTTGTTTTGGAATATTATAAAAAACAATTTGACAAGTCGCATAAAGTCACATACAACGAAAAGTGACATTCTCCAAGTGTCCTCATAAAAACCCCAGATATTCTGCTGCCCGTGGTATCTGGGGTTTTTTTTGTAAGTAGAGAAAAAAACATGCATCAGAGACAGTTTCAAGAAATAATGAATAATATTATGAAAGCGCTGCCCGACGAACTGCATCCGGCAGAACTCTCTCTAATCATTGCGACACTTGTGAATGTTTTCGAACAAGAAGAAGTGTGGGAAAGTATGTCAAAAGCAGTTGAAGAAATGATCCATGTACAGTTACAAATGGACGTAGAAGGCGCGGCAGAAGATGCCAAAAATTTCCTTGATCGCATTGTAAATGGAATGTCAAAATGAAAGAGTATGAACAACTTACCAATGACGAAAAAATCAGATTGGAATATCTCAAAAATAAAGAAACCTTGGCACAAGAAAAAAGCCTAAAAACAAACTTCCAACACCCGAACATAAATCAAGACTGGGACCGCGCCAGAGACGAACTAACAAAATATGTTTCCGAACTTAGAGGAAAAGGTAAACATGTCTGATAACCTCACCTTGTTCCAACGTAACATGCTCGACTATCTCAAACAACAAGTCCGAAACCTGCGCGATGAAAAATTAACCCGCGACCCACGGCCCAGAATAGATCAAGAACTTTTCGCGGCCCGCGAAGAACTGGACGACTACGTCGATCAACTTCGAAAGCACGGCGCTTTGTAAATAGTGCGACACTATGTCGCAATTGACATTATCCCATACAAGTGGTACTCTAATTTATGGGCAAAGTGCGCCCGACGCTGTTTGACATTGTGAAAATCCAAAGCCGACTAGGGGCCTCGCCCTGATCATGTCATTATGAGTAAACTTGGAGAAACAAAATGAAAAAATTCACTTTTGAACCATCGTTCAATGTCGATACATATGATCCTAAAAACCCCAAAGAAATTGAACACCATTTCTTTGGAACAAATGCCGCGGAATGGAAAGTCGCTACAGACTTCAAAGAAGTCTACGACTGGTTTTTAAAACAAGACTATGAGTTTAGCATTCATTTCGTGCCACGGCATCCCAAAACGCCGTATGAAATACACCTCGGAAGGCCCATGGGCGTCGATGCTCATTGGCTTGGATCATATATTCCGACCGATAAAAACAAATCAGGGTTTTCTGGAAGGAAGCGTGATGGGCGGTAGGCCAAATAGAGGTTATCAATGGAAAGGCGTTTCGTTCCCGACCCCAAGACCATGCCCTGACTGCGGTAGACCCGCAGTCAAAGGTAAAGGCGAATATGGAGTACCGATTGACCCAGACCGATATGGTCACCGATACGGTTACT